ATTATATTTGACGAGATTGAACAACAAAAAGAACTAGGTCAGTTTACACAAGACGAAGTACAAGAACCAGAAACAACTCAAGAAGTAGAAGAAGAAGAAGTTTAATGAATGTCGAATATAGTAGAAGATTTTACAAACTATAGAATAAGATCTATTGAGGTAGCAGAGGCTCAATACTACGAAACATTAATCAGAACATTAGATAAAATTGAAAAAGATATTGTTGAGCTAGTAAACAAAGAAATACCTAAGACTGCAAACTTTAAGTTGTTTAATTTACAATCTGCAATAGCTGTTCAACCTTTAATAAGACAAACTTTAGAAAGAGAATATTTAAGATGGTCTGATACAGTAGTTAGAGAGGGTTTTAACAAACAAGCAAAAAGAGTTGAAAGAGCTTTTAGAGATATTGGCAATATTCCTGTAGAGTTCCAACAATTAACTAAATCAGATTTAATATTAGTACAAAATCTCAAAGTTCAATCTTTTACACAATTCAAAGATATATCTAATACCTTTACTAGAACATTATCAGAGAAAGTTTATCAATATACTTTGCTAAATGCAGATCCTATAGATCTAGAAAAGGTATTAGATATATCTTTAAATTGCG